TGAAGCACTTGAACGAGGAGCAATCTTGTTACTCGATGAGGTTGACTTGGCTAGTAACAAAATCCTATGCCTCCAATCCATACTTGAAGGCAAAGGTGTGTTCCTCAAAAAAATCGGTAGGTTTGTCAGACCTGCGGTAGGATTCAATGTATTCGCTACTGCTAATACTAAGGGTAAAGGATCTGATGATGGTAGATTCATTGGTACAAATGTACTCAATGAAGCATTCCTAGAGAGATTTGCTTTAACCTTTGAGCAAGATTATCCTACTCCTAAGACTGAGCAGAAGATCCTTGAGAAGGTTGCTTCTAATCTAGGTGTCCTTGATGAGGGATTCTGTGAGAATCTTTCTAATTGGTCAGACATTATTCGTAAGACCTTTAAGGATGGTGGAATAGATGAAGTGATCTCTACACGTAGATTGGTTCATATCATTCGTGCTTATGCAATCTGGAATGATAGAATCAAAGCAATCAAGGTTTGTGTAAATAGATTTGACGAGGAGACTAAGCAATCCTTTGTTGATCTATATGATAAGATTGATGCTAAAGTAGATCTAGAGGAGGAACCCGATGAGTTTGAATAAGTCTTGGGATGGATATCTTGGTCACATAGTTTCCCTAAGTGATGGTAGATATGCTAAAATACTAGAGGGGGTTGGTTCCCCTTCTAGTCCGAATCATAAGATTCGTATGCAAGACCTTGACGGAAACGTCTTTGAATGCTATCATGATAAGATACGATACGTATGGAATCCGTGAAATATAGAGAAGATGAATTGCTGAGAGAAATCTCGGATTACATTAGCCAAACATATAGAGGTCATTATTCTGTAGGAAATGTACAGACTCTTGACCTCATTGATTCTGTGGGTGATGCTGAAGCATTCTGTAGAAGTAATGTTCTAAAGTATGCATCACGTTACGACAGAAAAGGATCAGCACGTAAGGATATCATAAAGATTATTCATTACGGTCTGCTTCTACTTCACTTCAATGATAAGACTGCAAAGCATCAATCATTGCAAAGTGGAGATACATCATTCACCGTTGATTATGACAAATGAGTACAGTAACATTATCGAAAGAAACATTTGCAATTCTGGAAAGTTTTTCCACGATCAATTCGTCAATTGTATTTAAGAAAGGAAATAGAATAAGAACGTTCTCTAATGCTGAGAATGTTTTGGGAGAATATGAAGCAGAGGAATTCTTTCCTCAGGATTTTGCTATCTATGATTTAAGTCAGTTTCTATCAGCTATTAGAACTCTTAGATCTGATACTGGACAGTTACCTAACCTTGAGTTTTTAAATGAAGACTACGTTGTTATTCGTAGTAAGGGTGCTAACGTTCGATATTATTATAGCGATCCAGAGATTACTCTCAAGACAGCACCAGAAAAGAATGTTGTTTTTCCTGGTGCAAACATAGAGTTTGATTGTTCTCAGGATATGCTTAAGAAGATCTTTGAACTTTCAAATACATTGCAATTGAGGGATCTTATATTCGCTAGTAAGGATGATAAGACATTCGTCAAGTTATCTGATAGGGAAAATGATACCGCTAATGCGTGTAAGTTTGATGTAACCAATGGTGAATGCACAGGTGATTATAATTTTCCTATGAAGATTGATAACCTATTAATTTATACTAAGGGTGCAGATTACAAGGTACGTGTTGGTGAAGGGATTACTGAATGGGTTGTTACTAAACTATGGAACAACGAGGACATTCAACTTAAGTACTACGTAGCACTGGAGCCTAAATGAAGAACGATTTTTTATGGGTTGAAAGATATCGACCAAAGAAAATCGATGAATGTATTCTTCCAGAGAACATTAAAAAATCATTTCTCGGTTTTCTTAATCAAGGAGAGATACCAAATCTTTTGTTATCTGGTTCTGCTGGTGTTGGGAAGACAACCGTAGCACGTGCTCTATGTGAGGAACTGGGTGCATCCTACATCATAATCAATGGTTCTGATGAGGGTAGATACCTTGATACTATCAGGAATAAAGTACAGCAATTTGCTACAAGTGTCTCATTGACCTCTACAAGCACTCATAAGGTGGTCATACTGGATGAGGCAGACAATATGACTCAAGATGTCCAATTGATCCTTAGAGCAGCAGTAGAGGAGTATCATTCTAATTGTAGGTTTATATTTACTTGCAATTTTATTAATAGGTTGATTGAACCTATTAAGTCTAGGTGTACTGTTGTTAACTTTACAATTAAAGCATCTGAGAAACAAGTACTTAGTGCTGAGTTCTTTAAGAGACTTAAACAGATCTTGGTTAAGGAAAATGTAAAAGCAGAAGATAAGATACTTGCTAAACTCATTACGAGATATTATCCTGATTGGAGAAGGTTACTTAATGAGTCACAGAGACACTCTTCTACTGGATCTATAGACAGTGGTATCCTTGTTGATATAAGTGATATTCAAACAGATGATCTTGTTAAGGCAATGAAGGTGAAGGACTTCAGAACCGTTAAGGCATGGGTTCATCAGTATATGGATCATGATCCCTATCAAGTTATTCGTAAGATATACGACATCATGTATGATCATGCTAGTAAGAAATCTATACCAAATGCAGTAATTATTATTGCAAAGTATCAGTATCAAATTCAGTTTGTTGCTGATCAGGAGATTAATACTCTTGCTTGTTTAACTGAAATTATGTTTGGATCGGAGTGGAATAAATGATACCTAATGATCGTCTATTACAATTACTTAAAGAGAAGTGTTATAAGTTAGGTGAATATAAACTTTCATCTGGACAAGAAACAAATCACTATGTTAATTGTAAGAACATAACTCTATCAGGTGAGGGTCTATATCATGTAGCATCATCTATGTTAGATTTTGTAGACCCTGATGTTAAGGCAGTAGCAGGATTAACTCTTGGTGCTGATCCTTTAGTATCTGGTGTTGCTATGCATTCTTATCAAGCATGGAAACCATTGGATGCTTTAATAGTTCGTAAGGAACCTAAGGGTCATGGTACAGCATCACAGATAGAAGGACCAATACCACCAGAAGGATCTAAGGTTGTTGTTCTGGAAGATGTAGTTACTACAGGCAATTCTGCTATAAAGGCAGTTAATGTATTACGTGATGCAGGTCTTGTTGTTGAACGTATTGTTACTATTGTTGATCGTCAGGTTGGTGGTGAAGCAGATACAAATATATGTGCTGCTCATTTAGAACTGATGAGTTTGTTTACTCTTAATGAGATTGCATATGCCTAGCACATTAAAATCATTAAAGACACCATTAAGATATCCAGGTGGTAAGTCTAGGGCAGTATCTAAACTGTTTCAATTCTTTCCTGACCTTAGCAGTTATGGAGAATATCGTGAACCATTTATAGGTGGTGGTTCAGTAGCAATAGAAGTTACAAAGAGATACCCAGACATTAAAGTGTGGGTTAATGACCTATATGAACCATTGTATAATTTCTGGTGTCAGTTACAACACAATGGTTCAGAGATGCAGAAGGAACTGGAGAACTTAAAAGGAGTTCATTGCAATCCAGATTCTGCTAGATGTTTATTTCAATCAATGAAGGAGGTTATCAATGACTCAGAAGAATCGGAAATTGCTCGTGCCATCGCTTTTTATATCGTTAATAAGTGTTCCTTTAGTGGTCTTACTGAGTCTTCCTCGTTCTCAGAACAAGCCAGTGAATCCAACTTCTCCCTTAGAGGAATTCAACGACTTAGCGAGTACCAAGAACTCATTGAGAGTTGGATAATAACCAGTCATTCATACGAGAGATTGTTATGTGCTGACTGGGATAGGAAGAAGCATTTTGTATACATGGATCCACCATATGATATTAAAGATAATCTATATGGTAAGAAGGGTGCAATGCACAAGAGATTTGATCATGATAAGTTCGCTAAGGACTGTGATGAGTATACTTCCAACATGCTAATATCTTATAACTCTGACCAAATTGTGAAGGATCGCTTTAAAGAGTGGACAGCTGCTGAATTTGCACATACATACACTATGCGGTCAGTTGGCTGCTATAATACAGATCAAGCAAGCAGGAAGGAGTTAGTCCTTTTGAACTATGAAAATTGAAGTTAAACTCTACGTAGCAGGTACACAGTTTACAGAGACTGTTATTGCTAGAAACTACGAGGAAGCTAGGCAAGTAGCATTGGCTAGGAATCCTAATGCTAGAGTTATTAGTGTTAATGCTGTATTCAAATGACTAGACCAGAACCACCTTATGCTAACGGATCTCTTTCAGTGGTAGTTCCAATGGAAGATATGACACAAATTCTTACTCAACTGTGGAAGTCTCGTCAGACTGAACCTAAGGTTGGTGAGTTGTATGAAAAATATAAGAGATTGATACCCGAAGAATAACTAACCACCGAGGTAAATATGAGATTAGGAGTCATGTGTTCTGGAGAAGGAACTAACTTCGAGAACATAATAAGATATCCTCAAATGAAACATGAGATTGTGTTAATGATACACAATACTAAACAGTGTGGTGCTGTAGCGAGAGCAGCAAAGTTTGGAATTCCTCACGTAAGGATCGCACACAAAGATGAAGATCAAATGATAAAACTCTTTGAAGCATGGAGAGTAGATCTTATTATTCTTGCAGGTTACATGAGAGTTCTGAAGAAACCATCTGAGTTCCCATGTCCTATCATTAATGTACACCCATCATTACTTCCTAAGTACAAGGGTTTACATGCAGTAGAACAAGCATTAGAATCAGGTGATAAAGAAAGTGGATGTACTGTCCACTATGTGAATGAAGAACTTGATGGTGGTGCTATAATAGAACAATCAAGAGTTCCCATTTGTCCTGATGATACGGTGGAAACATTACAGCATCGTATCCAACGAGCAGAATATAGACTGCTTCCCATTGTTATTAATAATCTAGCACATGAGCAAACCGAAACTAGGAGACTGGCTTTACAGTATTAACCAGTCAAAGAAGAATATGATGGATCAGGATCCTGAGTTGGAATCCTCATATCCTAGTTGGATTATTAATAAATGCCTATCATCCTTTACAGACACTGTGTTGTTTGCTAATGAGATGAATATGAATTGGCATATATCCAAGCGTATGCA